GTTGTTACTTTGTCAAAATCGTACTTAGAACAATATCGGGCTACATCATGTTTGTTTTTGATGTTAGCAAATTTCTTTAGATAGAAATTGTATAGCGACATTCTAAGCTTTAAATCGGGGTGTATGTACTCCATAAATTGCTTCATTGTTCTCCCTCTACTTTAATTTCATTTTGGCGGCTGTCAGGCTGTTCATCTGCTAAAGAATTACACTTATTGCATTTTAATTTTTTCTTACTGTGAATATAGTCTGATAAACATTCACAATCCCAATAATTTTTATTTAAGATTATATCCATTATTCTTCTCCCTCAACCTTAAACCAATAACAATAAACATTTGTTATATTGCCGTCATCTTCGTCTTCTTCCCAAGCATCTGTGCAATCTTTTTCAAATGCGGGACAATTATCCATCCAATTTGCAAACTTTTCCTGTTGTGTCTCTTCTTCTCTTTGCTCTTTTACTCTTCTTAACTCTTCTAACACTCCGTCAATTTCTTTAATTGTTTTTAGTTCATATCTGTCTTCGGGTGAAACAGAAGAATTATCATATTCGTCCTGTAATGATAATTTTAGCTCGTTAAGATAGTCAGTAGTTATTTTTAACCTATCCATTATTCTTCTCCCTCTACTTTATCGTTTAAAAGGTCGCATAAAGAATATCTTCCTACTGTTTCGGCTAACGCACAAGCATAACCAATGTGATAATTTCTTTGCTCCCAAGTCCAATTATTAAAATCTCTACGAATATCTTTAATTGAATATAATAATTCATCTTTTATCGATTGTTCACTTTTCATTATTCCTCTCCTTCATTATAAACTTCAATATCTTGATAAGCATTATCTAAACAAGCCTCAACGTCCCACATTGTTTGAAAATCACTGTAAAATGTTTCACCGCTATCTTGTAAGGTTATTTCGTAACCATGAGTTCCATATGCAGATTCTCCTACTCTTTTTATAAACTCAGATAAATCCTCTTCACCGTCCCAATGTGCGGTTGGTTGCTGTTTATAAACATCGATGACAAAAACAACATCATCATTATTCTTAAACACTTCTTGTTTAGCTAACTGAATTATGTCTCCTGAAAATCCTATTGCCATTATTCTACCTCCTCTATAAAATTTATCTCAACGTCAGCTAGAGATTGATTATTACCATTCATAACTACACCACGCACCCAATCAAGATCTATTTCTTCATCTACTTCAAAGTTTGCAAAATCAAAAACCCCACAATAACCATCGTAATTAACAACATCAGCTGTGGCTATTTTAACCATTTCTTCACCATTGCAAGTATCTTTTAATGTCAATATATCAACATGACTGACATCAGGCACTTTTGCATTAGCACCTAAAAGATTATCTTCGTCCCAATAGTAACCATATACTTCATACTTATAATTCATTATTTTTCTCCATGTTTATACCTTGTTCTACCATATAGTTTTATAGATATCAAGATAATAAAAGATAATTTTATAGTCGGGATCACGTAATAAACCACACCCCCCTACAAGAGGGCGGGTTCTGATTTTTCTGGTGAAACAATTCAGTCAAAAATGAAACAGCTGTTACATCGGGGTTCGGTTTAGGTTCTACGAACTAGAACCTACTACATATTGTGCCTTAGAGGCCTATTTTAAGCACTATATGTGGTGGGTTTACATTATGGAACTATCTGGTATAATCCAATAGGGGGCATAGTGAGTCGGGACGCACGTATTAGTCGGGTCGGGCGTGTAAAATCGGGTCGGGTGTCGGGACATGTGTATAAATGGTAATGGTTCAGGTAATAGAACCAGGTGTATGTATGTGGCCTATATACCTTATTTGACTTCCATAATATCCCATGCTATAAGATGGTAACAAATGGAGAGAAAAACATGCCTGGTAAAATTATATATGATGGTTTATCACTTTTAGATAACAAAACCCCAATTATTGCGGTTGCTATTAATGGCAATAAGTCCGCACCCAATACTAAAACTGGCGATATGCTACAGACTTATATTTTAACAAAAGATATAGATCCACGTTTAGCAAATAAGACTGGCCAAGACTTTGGTATATGCGGCGATTGTCCGCATCGAGGCACGCCGTCCAACGATCCAAAAAGAACAGTTGCAGAAAATCGCAATTGTTATGTTTTTATTGGTCAAGGCCCGTTGATAGTTTACAAAAGTTTTCATAAAGGCAATTATCCAATTGCAAGCGATCAAGATATCATCGACATTGGCTCTAATCGTCCTGTTCGTTTAGGTACTTATGGAGATCCTGCCGCCGTGCCTCGTCAAGTTTGGGATCTATTACTAACCAATGCCACGGGTCATACTGGCTATAGTCATCAAAATAATATAAAAGATTCGTATACAGATATAACTATGACTAGCGTAGATTCTGAGGATGAAGCCCGCCTTGCCTGGTCACGTGGCGAGCGTACATTTAGAGTCATGGATGTAAAACAACAGCCCGTTAAAGGTAAAGAGATTCTTTGCCCAGCGTCCAAAGAAGCGGGACAAAAAACTGTTTGCGAATTGTGCAAACTTTGCAGCGGGTCACAAATAAACAAGCGATCAGTTGCAATTATGAAACATTAAGTCGGGTTCACGTATTAAGTCGGGTCGCACGTATAAATAGTAATTGCTGGTTGCGGTATATATATAGATCCACGGCCGCCGGGAAAAATCCCAATTTGACAATATCCCATTATATGGTATTATATAGTTAACTTAAACAAATGGAGAAAACAAATGAATAAACAAGAAAGAACCAGAGAAGAAAAACTAGCAATCTTAAATGAATACAAGAATGATATTCTGAATGCTCAATCTTTGGAGAACGAAATTCAGAAAAAAGAAATTCGAGATCTCCTTGAAGAGAATCAAAATCTCAAAAATCGAATTGAGGATATCCAAGGAGAAATCCAAATTCTCACCGGAGATTTACGGGCCTCCGCCGATGCTCTGGACGATCTGAAATATTTTTAAATAATTTTCCGGAGGGGAGGAGAAATCCTCCCCAAGTCGGGACACGCCTATAAATCGGGTCGTGCCCCATTTTTTTTATTAGGTCTAGGATAGAGCTAATAAATAACACACTAATTAAAAACCCTGCTTGACTTATATACAATTGTATGGGATATTATATCTTTAATAACTAATGGAGAAAGTAAATGAAGAAACTAAATAAAATCGAAAGAGAAACTTATGCGGAAGCTGTAATGCAAAAAGAAAAAAATAATCTTATTTCTAAAGCTGACAAGGATGGAAGTATTAATAAAATTCTTCTTGAAGCTAAAAGATTAGAAAGAATTGCTGACAAAGCTGAACTTAAAGCAACAGTTTTAAAAAATAACTTGTTAAATTATATTTCTGAAAACACAGTTTTAATTGAAGGAAGCTACGGAAGTATAGTTTTGACTAGAGACCATGACTGGAATAAACATAAGCAAAAGTATATGTACAATACTCGTATTAACTTTGACCAGTCTCATGACATTAAACAGAAGCTGGAGAAAGCTATTGTTCTTGCAGGCATTGACGCAGAAACTAGAGAAGACTTAGATGAAAAAGTTTTTCAGTTAATGAGCAAAGAAGTAAGGCTTCTGATTGATTAAGAATTATCCTAGCTAGGATACCTATTAGTAAGGACACTGAAATTTAGGGGTAAGTGTTTAAAAAGATACTCCATTAGGTCGCACCTAATATGCAATTTACTTACTACTAGGAACTATTTGACTTATATAAAATTGTATGGGATATTATATACATATTAATAATGGAGAGAGTAAATGACTAAAGAAAGAAAACTACCGTTTAAGTGTGCAGTGTATGACGAGGGACCTGTAGAAGTAAGCAACAGGTTTAGTGGAGAATCAATAACAATTCCACCGGATGCAGTGGCTGTTTATGATGTAATCATGGGAGAGCAGCTAGTAAAGAACACTAACTGGGATAACGTACGCAAGGGTCTAGATTGGTTTATCAAGCATGAGCCGGACGCTTACATGGTGCTGTTAGACTAACTCAATCGGGTCGGCCCATCGGGTCGGCCCGTAGCACTCCTGGTTTTTTTACACTCCATTGTTTAGATCAGGGGTGCGATTATCTATTTGTTATTTGACAATATGGAACAATATGGTACTGTGTATACATGAGTTATTTATTAGATAAAAAGGGAGCGGGAGGCGAAAGCCTCCCGACTAATCAAATGGTTAAAATAAAAGAAGTAAGAATAGAAATAACACTATTTAAACATGGTGACGCTTACGAAACTCTTGGCGAATATGTATCTCGTTTTAAACATAGCAACACTTACAAAGCTCTTGTAGAAGAAAACGGAATTATTGATGTCGGAGATGGTGATTTTGATATAGATAATCTTGATGAAGACATAAATGTTATTAGGTTTATAGATGCTTTAATGATGGAAGGTTATATTGATTTAAACCAAGAAAATTGGTACGACACAAAAGTAATTAGGGAATAAGAGCTTGGTCGGGCATCGGGTCGGGACACATGTAAAATCCTGACCCGATGTTTTTTTATGCGTTATGAATTAACGCATAAGCATTAGGTCATTTTGACAACATCTTATTATATGGTATTATTAATTAACTTAAATCAATGGAGAGTAAAATGAATATCAAAGAAAAAGTAGAGTTAGAGAAAAACGCTTTAATCAATATCCAAGACGAAATCAACAGCATAATCTTAGCTGACATGAAAGCTAGAATATCTTCTGATGAGCAATGGGAGATAAAAAGACAAAAAGAAATCGAGCAAATCATGGAAGAAATAGAAAATGTTCGAGGACCATTAGCAGACCAAGAAGCATTATATGAGGAAGCTTGGGAAGAATGGGATAGACTTAACGAAACGAGGGAGGGCTAATCATGGATAACGATAAACACAACAAATTTATTATAAAAGTTGCTCGTTCAATAGTTGATAAATCTACCTTAGAGCGTATGTCTAAGGTAGAGCTTGACGCTCTTAATAGCTTGTTAGATGGTGAAGCTAGCGAGCATGAGAGAGATATACTCGACAAGGCAAGCGATAGACTAGTAAGTCAATATTCAAGCGAGGTTTTAGATAATGGATAACGTACCTTTATTAAGTAAGATAAGCTTAGCTATTGCTATTCCGTTTATTGTTTTTTACTTTGCAAGTAAATTATTTTAATCGGCTCGGGTCGGGACACACATAAAGCCCGACCCATCGCCTACCTATATGATTGTATTAAGGTAGGTATTCATTCCCTCATTTTGACAATATCTCATTCCATGGTATTATCTATTCATAACCAAGGAGAAAGACATGACAATAACTACTCAAGAAATAAGAGACTTAACAAACAATAAAGCTTTTACTGTATGGTATCGCTCAGCTAACGGCTTAGGTAAGTATAGCGTTAGGGTTGCAAGTGATGAGCACCAAACAGCTAAAGGTGTTGACCCTGATGTTCATATCATGGTTAGACCTAGCTTCAGCAAAGGATACAGAAAATTCTTTCTAAGTGAGATTGTTAATATATCTCAGAAAGGTCAGACACTCTACGGATACGACGAGTTCTAGGTTCCCTAGACTCATTCTAAACTGGGCGGGTTGCTTTTTTGCGACCCCCCCTCCCCCAATCCTATGCTCGAGCCGCACAGCGGCGAGAAGTAGGTTTATGCCATACGCACAGCAATTTTAAACTTTAGGTTCCCTAGCCCTTTCTATTGACATTAGAAAAAAAATAATCGAGATTAGAAACATGATTCCAAATCCAAACATGCAAAATGGTGGTCCCCAAAATTTTATGCAACGAGGGCCAATGAACAACGCAACAAGTGGTGGTCAAGCTTACAACTTCATGTCTGGCGGTAGACCTACGCAGCAACAACCTTATATGCACCCGGCAACAAGACCTCCCCAAGGACAAATGCCACCTGGCGGTCAACGACCTCCAATGCCTCAAGGTATGATGATGCCACAAGGTAGACCAAACCAGCCAATGAATCCTTTTGGCCACCAAAACCCACCACCGCTTCCACAAGGAACACAGGTTCCACCAAACATGGAAACAAAATCTAGCATCACAGATCCTATTGATATGAATAAGATTTCTAACTTTAGCGTCTACATGAATGCTTTAAGGAATCCTAGACAACTTCAAAACCCTATGGCTCAAAATTATCCAGACATTAACGTATTTAATCCTCAGTTTTGACTTTCTAAAAAGAAAGTAGTATAAAAAATATAACAAGAGGTTAATATGAAATATTTAGTTATGACTTTAGTGGTATTGGTAGCTGTTGGTTGTTCTTCAAGCAACATAAGTTTAACAGCAAACATTCCAGAATCACAAGAAGTAGACATACATATCCAAACTAAGAACAAAGCAGAGTAATTATGCTGTCGTTATTTGGTAGTCTGCTCGGCTTTGGAACGTCGTTTCTTCCGAACATACTTGGATTTATGGAAAAAGGTCAGTCCAACAAGCATGAGCTTCGTCTCTTAGAGGCTAAGGCAAAGCATGCTGAGGTTCTGAGTAAGCTGAAAGTCGAAGAGCTCGATGCGAAGGCAGACGTAGAGGAGTCCCGCTCCATCTACATGCATGCCTCAGAAATCGCTAAGAATAATAAATCATCTTTTATTTCAGCACTACAAGCCTCTGTTCGTCCTGTCATTACCTATTTCTTCTTTATACTGTTTGCTACAATAAAAGGGCTGGCTGTCTATGTTGCAGTACAAGAAGGTGATGATGTATCTCAAGCTATATTAAATAGTTGGGATCAAGAGACAGCAATTTTATTTTCTACCGTGGTCAGTTTTTGGTTCGGTGGAAGAGCTATGAGAAAAATTAGGGAGAGTAAAAATGGCTAAAGCAGCAACTAAGAAAACAACTACTAAGAAAGCACCTTTGCGTAAGAGAGCTCGGAATAAACAGGGCCACTACATCGCCGATGATCCAGGGACTCCAAACAATGAAGCATTTGGAGAGCCTCCGGTACCATCAATGAAGAAGTATATTGGCATTGGTTTGGCACTTGTTTTGATAGCAATAACAGTATTAGCATCATAAATATATCTTATTAATACAATTCATTTGATTAATATTGTAAGAGGTATATAACACCCTTATATAAAGGGTAAACATGCTTAATTTCATAAATATAATCTCATTTTCAACTATAGTTTGGTGCGTCTCTAGTATCATATAACAACATTTAGGTTGCAACGAATCCCAAACCGCTATATGTAGGTGTAATGGAATTTCGTGAATGCAACACCTGTGGTGTAACGAAAGAAATTACGTCTTTTGAGAAATCGTACTCCCGTGGTTCTCAGTATCGCCGACATCAATGTATGGCATGCAAAGCAATTCAAAGAAATGATAGGACAAATAAAGATCCAATTTTGTATCTTCGTAGAGCCTTTAGTCAATTAAAATCAAGTCGTATAAGAAAATCTACCTTTAAGTGGGAATTGTCCTTCGATGATATAAAAAAGAAATGGGACGATGCAAAGGGTAAATGTTCTGTTAGCGGTATGAAGATGACACACCACAGAGACGGTAGTGGTAAAAAAATTGCTACAAATGTTTCTATCGATAGAATTAATAATAAAAAAGGTTATACAAAAAATAATGTTCGACTTGTATGTTGGTGTGTTAATAAGATGAAACATACTATGTCAGACGACGAATTGATGTTATGGGTTAATAGGATTTATGATGGACAACGAAACTAATTTTGAATCTTTAGATGAAGAGCAAATACGTTATGCTCTTGACTTACAAAAAAGATTAAACTTTTTAGAAGAAACTGATGCTGCAAGAAAAAATTTTTTAAAGTTTGTTCAGAATGTTTGGCCTGATTTTATTTTAGGTAACCATCACAAAGTCTATGCAAAAAAATTACAAGACATAGCCTCTGGAAAAATAAAAAGACTGATAATAAATATGCCACCTCGACATACAAAATCTGAGTTT